GGGCGACGAACGCGGCGGAGCGCGCGATCTTCGTGAACATGGCGCAGGCGGCGGGCCCGCAGGTCATGGTGGACTCGACGCGCTTCGACGGGGACACGACGGTGAAGCCGTGGAAGGTGTGGCACAAGCGCGGCCGCCCCTCCGGGACGATACCGGACGGCGAGCCGCCGCTGCAGTTCTTCAACGTGCCGTCGGTGCTGAACGAGCTCCTGCAGGTCAAGGCGCAGAGCAAGACGGACCGCGACGAGCTTTCCGGCATCCCGGCGGTGGCCTACGGCCAGACGGCGGGCGCGGCGGCTGGCGTGACCCGCACGGCGAGCGTGATGTCGATGGTGACGGAGGGCGCGACGCGCGGCATGAAGTACGTCGTGCGGCAGTACGACCGCATGGTGCGCGACATTGTGATGCGCTGCTATGCGTTCAACATGCTCTACGACAAGGACGAGACGATCAAGACGGGCGACGTGCTGTGCAACCCGTCCGGCGTGCTCGGCTTCGCGCTCCTTGAGGACAAGTACCAGCGATTCATCCAGTTCCTCCAGATGTCTGGCAACCCGATCGACTCGCAGATCATCGGGTCGAAGGGCCGTGCGTACCTGCTGCGCGAGATCGCCAAGCGCATGGGCCTGAACGCGGACAAGATCGTGCCGAGCGAGGAGAAGCTGGAGGAGATCCAGCTGCTGAACGAGGCCAAGGAGAAGGTTGCCCTGGAGCAGCAGCAGGCGAACGCGGCCGCGACGGAGGCCGCGATTGGGGCCGGCGGAGAAGGCGGGGAGGGCGGCACGCCGCCCGGCGACGAGACGGTCGCGCCCGCCGAGGAGACGGCCGCAACGCCCGGGACGGGCGAGGGCACGAACTCCATGCGCGCCCGCCAGGCCGCCGCACGGCGCGCGGCCGGCAACGGCGGCGAGGGCGGCGGCCCCGGAGCGTCCCCGGCGGCGAACGGGACGATCCGGCAGACGATCCAGAGCCCGCAGCAGCGGGCGGCACAGGGCGCGGCATCGGCCGCGACGAGGGTGGGGGGCTAGGCTATCATGTTCACGCCCGACTACCAGTTTACGGAGCAGGAGCTCAAGGATTTCTGCAAGGCGGACGAACGTGCCCGCGATGCGGTCCTCGCGCTCCTCTCACGGGCCGTGGAAACGGCCGACCATTTTGTCGATTCGGCGCAGAGCGACCGCGAGGCTGCTGTCTCGCAGGGCATGCACCGGATCGCCATCGCGCTACGCGAAACCGTCCAGAGCGCTCCCGCGCGCCTCAGCGACCTAGCCCGTCGCAAGGAGGCGCAGGCCGGGAACTCGCTCGGAGCGGCCGGCTTCGCGTAGGGCACAAGTCGGGGCGGGCAAATCGGTCATCTCCGCTGCAAGCCCCGGATGGAACTCGAAGGACAGGCCCCTTCGCTCCAGCAAGCCCGAAAGGACGCAACCAACCATGAACACCGAACAGGACACCAACAAGGCAACCGACACGACCGCGGGCGAAGCGCCCGTCCAGGTCTCCACGGCCGCCGCCGCTTCGGCGGCATTCGCGGCCACCCCCCAAACCACGAACGGCGAACCGCCGGACGAAGGCGACCACCGCAAGGCGGTCAACGACGGACGGCTCCGCAAGGCGAGCGAAGAGCTCAAGGCCGAGCGGGAGAGGAACGCCGAGCTGCAACGGCAGATCGAGGAGCTCCGCGCAAAGGCGGAGGAAAAGGAGGTCGGGGTCATCCCCGGGACGGAGGGTCTGGACGACGTGGGCCAGGGGTCGATCAGGTCCGCTGCGGAATGGAACCGCAAGCGGATCATGTCGGACGTCGACCGGCGCTTCAATGCGATCGAGCAGAAGTACGCGGCAACCGCCGCCGCTTCGCTCCAAAGCGCGTTGCAGAAGGCCAACGACGAAGCCGCGGCTGAACTGGAACGGGCCTACCCCGGCCTCCTCGCCCGAATCGGGACGGGGGACCTCGCCGGCGCGTGGGCGGACTTCAGGAGGGGCCAGGACGGCTTCTCCGGCATGACGCGGGACGCCATCCTCCAGAACGCGCAGAAGCGCGGGAGCGGCGCGCCCATCGTGCAGCTGGTCCGCGAGTTCGTGCAGGGATGCGACCTTGCAAGGCAGTACCAGCAACTTCCGGCCGGAATCCCGCGAACCGCGGCCGCTTCCGCCGGGCCCGCCGGCACCGATGCCGACGGAAGGAAGGTCTGGCCGAGCAAGCAGGCGATCCTCGACGCGATGGACAAAGTCCAGGTCGACGAGCGCCGCGGCATGATCTCGGCCGCCGACCGACGCAAAAAACTCGAGGCGCTCGAAGACGACTTCCGCGCGGGCCGCTACCTCAAGTAGCGCGCCACGGCGCGGTGCGCCGGAGGGCGCCGCAAACTCACGAAAGGCAACAACATGATTGCTCCCTCCGCGAGGGTTTACCACAAAATTCCTGACCAGTGGGAACCCATCATCTACTCCAAGAAGATCGACGAGGTCGTCCACGACAACGTCGTCTTCAACTCCGTGTTCAATCGCGACTACGAGGGCGAGTTGCGGGGCCCCGGCTCCAAGCTCGTCATCCGCTCGTGGCCCGAGCTCAAGGCCAACGACTACGTCCTCGGCACCCCGATCAACCCCCAGCGGGTCGACGCGCGCGCCAAGGAAGTGGTGGTCGGCCGGGCCTGGGAGCTCTCCATCGTCCTCGACCAGTGGGACCTGATGTGGTCCGACATGAAGGCGTGGGAGTCCCAGCGTTCCAAGAAGATCGGCGTCGCGACGGCCGAGTTCCTGGAGAACAAGTGGTTCCGCGAGGCCGGCACGGCCCTCACCGGGACCCCGTTCGCCACCTGGAACGCGGGCAACAACGCCGGCATCAACGGCGACATCAAGCTCGGCACGGCCGCCACCCCCGTCGACCTGATCGCCGGCAAGACCGGCACGGGCAACGAGAAGAACGTGCTCAAGCACCTGTACGACATCGACATGGTCCACACGCGCCACCAGGGCGCGTCCTCGGCCACGCACAAGTACCTGATCACCTCGCCCGAGGTGCTCAAGGTGCTCCGCGAGTTCGACGCGTTCGAACGCTCGGCGTGCAACGACACGCTCGACACGCTCCTGCGCAAGGACGTGATGAGCTACGGCCGCGTGCCCGCCACCGGGTTCGAGGTCTACCTCTCCAACCGCCTGGAGCCCGTCGTCGACCCGAGCTACACCGGAACCAAGAAGGTCTACCCGATCTTCTTCGGCGACACCCGCGCGTGGACCTACGCCGACCTCGTCTCCGAGACCGGCATCAAGGAGTCCCCGGACACTCCCGGCGTCTCCTACGAGTACCACATCGGCGCGTACGACTGGTTCCTCGCGCAGCCCGAGTACTTCGGCGTCTCGTACGTCGCGGTCTAACCAACAGCCAAGAAAGGAACAACTGAAATGGCTACGTTCACCTACCTCAACCCCGACCCCGCTCCCGTCACGCAGCAGGGCATCTGCACCGAGTACCCCGCCGGCTACGGCGGCACGCCCGTCCACTGGGTCGGGCCGCTCTCGCAGATCGTCGCCGCCGCGTCCGGCGTGAAGATCAAGATCCCGCAGGGCTTCCAGCCCACGCGCTACGTCGTGAAGACCGAGGCTCTCGCGGCCCCCGTCATCACGGACGGCAAGCCGGTCTCCGGGTTCCCGACGGAGCTTGTTTCCGGTGACACCGTGACGCTCGTGTTCACCGGAAGCGGAACCTTCTCAGGTCCTAAGACTCTGTCTGGAGAAGCCACGCTGATGGTCGACGGCGTCGTTAGCAGCGCTCCCGTTGCTGCGAACGACTCCACGTTCGTGACGGTCTCCGGGACGACCAGCGGCATCTCGGGCGACGCGATGACGGAGGTGCTGATCTACTGCGACATCGTGGATCCGCATCCGCCCAAGATGTTCTAGCGAACATCGGAACTCCTGGCGCGGCACGCGCCACGGCACACGGCCGCGCCGGGGATTCCCCCTCTTTCCAAAACCCAAGAAACCAACAGGAGAAGCAACCCATGAACGAAATTCTCGATACGGCGAAGTACCCCTTCTTGATGAACAAGAAGACGATGATGTATTCGCCGTCCAGCCCCGAAGCCTACAAGCAGTTCAAGGACGAGGTCGTCCCGATCACGCACGACCAGGCGCTCGATCTGGACGCGCGCGGCAAGGCCGCGGGCGTGGAGATCCTCCGCGC